TCTTTGTAGGCATAACTAAACAATAGCAAAAAAAGACAGTGGGCCACAGTCCTACGCTCTGTGACCCACTGCCAGCTTTTTGACTGGGGGCTAGATTTAGCTAGCTCCACCCTTGAAGTACCCGATATGGGTAGCGTGGGTTAATCCACCGTCAAGTCGAATCAATCCGCGATATGTCACAGTATCTGTGTTAAACGCAAAATCGGTTGACTGATCGACTCGGATACCACCGGCGACTCTTACCTTAAAGCTCGGTAAATGCCCAAAAAGCACGCTTTTCGCCCCTAGGCCAGTAGCAGCCACATTCGGATTTTCATATACTGGGTAGCCAAGCAAGGTTGCTGGCTGTCCTGGTACTGCTGAGTTAGTCCAGATGTAGTTTCCTGCACCATCCTTCAGCTTGCGAGCTGCTGCGATTCCAGTCTTGCTCATCTGGAAACCTAGACCTGGAAGTACGCGAGCGCCATCGGCGATTCCGTATACAAGGTCAATTAGGTTCTCGTATGAAGCAACACCAGAAACACCAGTTCCACCAGTTACTACTGAGCCTGCGGCTGCGGATAGCTTTGTGGTTAGAACGGAGTTTGCCTGCAAACCTAGAGAAGTACCTAGTTGCTGTGCGATGTAGCTAGTGATGTTAAATCCGGCATCGGACACTAGTTCTTGAGCCACCTGGACCAAAGCACCGTATTTCTCAGCTCCAAGAGTGATGGATGAGAATGTTGGGTTGGACTCTGAGATGGTTCCTGCTGCTGCTACCGAACCAGAGGTTGAAGTAGCTGTAACAGTTGGGATTACTAGGTTCTCACCAGAGGTGGTGTTGAAGATTTCAGAAACAGTTAGCATTGGGCCAACTAGCTGTGCAATCTCGAATACCTGGTCATAGAAGGACTGACCAACAGTGTTAGATGATGGAACTAGAGTACGAACCTCGCGGGCGAAGTCGTATCCGCGCATTTCGCCAGTAGCGATTGAGCGAAGGATGTCAGCGTCAGAGTTTGACTGTGCTGGCATGGATGGTGTGAATGAAGCAGCAGCCTCAGAAGCACGAGCTTCACGATCTGCTAGTTTACGAGCGGTTTCGATTGTTGCATCGGCTGAGTCAATGTCAGCTTCGATACGAGCAATCTTGGTGTTTTCTTCAGCGGATAGTCCACGCTTCTCACCCTGTGCAAAGTCAAGAACTTCTCTTGCCTGTGCGATTAGGTTGTTGCGGGCATCCATCTGAGTCTTAATGAAATCAGACATGATTCTCCTATAAATGATTGAATGGGGTTCCTGCGGTGCTGACACTCAACAGACACAGCGGTGCTTACACTCAACTGATAACAACAATTTTATAGGCAAAAGAAAACCCTAGCTCAGAAAGGGGGCTGAGCTAGGGTTAAAGAAACTCTATCGGGTTTCTTTGCTGTCTACAACCCTTGCTTCTTTGGCTGGGCTGTAAGAGTTCGTGTTGTCAAGTTCCCATACTGCTTTTGCTAGATCATCGGCTATGTCAGCGATTACGCCAACCGAAGGGTTGCCAGCAGCTCTTAGGATTGCTTTTTTGATTTCATCTTTGCTTGCCATGTTTATATCCTTTTCAGTAGAAGGTCGAACTGCTTTTTCTTTAGGTCTAGCAGGTCAAGGCCATTGTCAATTACTTCTGCAACCTCTGGCTGTGCCTTGAGCTTGTTTACTACATCAGTGATTAGCTCTGCACTCTTGCTGTCAAGTTCTTCACCGGACTCTAGCCTGAGTAAAGCATCTGCTAGCTCGTCAGCATTGATGCTTGGGGCTGACCGAACTGTGGCTGTTGTAGCGGCATATGCGGGAAAACTTACGATGCTTGCCTCGAACAAACGGACTGACTCCAAAGTTCTTGTCTGACCATCTCTTGACCAAGAATCTTTGATTACATTGAAACCGAAGCTCATTGAGTCAATTACCTTGGTGCGAAGAAGCTCAGCAATGTCGCGGCCCCTAGTTGTGTTTGGAAGCTTAGCTGTAACTCTTAGTCCGACTTCATCTTCAACGAGTTGCATAGTGCCACCTCTTAGGGAAGCCAGAGGCTCACCTGAGTCATGGTTCCAAAGAAGTTTAACCTCATTGCGAGATTGTAAAGAACGCTTGAAAGCACCTGGAGCGACATACTCGACAAAACCACCTAAATCTTCTGATGGACTATTGAACACAGAAGCGTAACCTGTAAAGGTCATGCCGTCACCCTCAGCTCTGACTTCAAAGTCAACGCTGTTGGTTCTTACCTCTGGCTCTTTTGACTGAGCCTGTGGGCCGTCAATCTTTAGCTGGATTGCTCTAGCTACATCAAGCCACTTGTTTTTCTTGTCCATACTGTTAGTTTCCTCTGCTCTGATTCTAGCAACAACCGAATCAGCGTAGTCTTTAGTCCGTTGCGCTGCTCGCTTGCTTGGCCCTGATCCCCAAAGCAAATGTGCGACCACACCGGCAGATGGATAGTTGTCAGAGTCCGGGTTTGCGTTAGGTGAGTCAAGGTCAACTAGGTGACGAGCAATCCAAGCGGCTAAACGAATCCACTTGTCATCAGATACTCGACCCTCTGCCATTTCTCTAGCCTCGCGGATAGTGCCAGATGTTACGCCGTCACCTGCAAGACCTTCTTCGTAATACTCAAGTCCACGCCGAGCTGCTGCTCTCATGTAGGCGGGTGCATTTTGGTCAATGTCCCTTCCCTCTTGATCTGCTTGCCAAGCGTTGCAGTAATAGCTACCTTCAACAAAAGCATCCCAACGCTCACACCAGGCTTTGTCACCTTCAGCGTTTACTCTTGACTCGTCATAGAAGAAACAGTTGCCACAAGCCCTGCCCTCTGGAACATCCTCGGATAAAGCTGGTCTGTAATTGTCTGGCAGGTTAGGGTCATGCGGCTCGTGCATTTCCTCGACATGCTCCATTTCGACAGCAATCATCTTTGGGGTTGGTATCTTTTCCAACTGAAAAACATTTATGACCATCATCTTGTCGGTTGGCTCAAAGATGCCATCCTCGTAATCAAATAACCGAACCACAGCAAACTGACCTTCGACCATAACAATCTGAGCAGCAACTCTAGGGTCAAGCGGCGACCAAGAAACATAGTCGTCAATAGCTAGTGAACCGATTGCTGCTCTTTCGCCAACAAACTCAGTTTCTTCAGCGATGCTGATAGCTACTGCTTGGTCAATGGCTGATTCTTTTGTATCGTGACAAGCAACAAGTTCGCCATCTTCTTTTTCAACAGCCCAGTTGGAACACTCAGTGTTTTTATCTGTTATGTAGTAAGGCACTATTTGACCACCAGTATTCTTAGGTTGCAATTACTATCAGCGATTGCGTAAAGCTCATCCATCGGTAGCAACTGAATAATACTTGTTTCTGTTGCTCTAGCGTGCATACCATTGGTCAAGGTTACATCTTGCCCACCAATAAATATTTCCTTGTTTTGGTTGTGTTCGTGGTTGTGAATACAAACATGCTGAACACCAACGCTGGCTGGGACAACTAAAGTTCTCACATTAGCCACAAGGTCGTAGCCATAAGTCTTGACAGTCATTAGACCTCGTAAACAGCTTCTGGGTCTTCTGGGTCAATCTGAGCGACACCTTGTAGCTGTACAGAAGGCAAGCCAGTGTGTGCAATCTCTGGCAAGCCAAGCGCGGATAGAACCTCGGCAGGTGAGAAACCTGACTGAATTAGCTGTGCAACCATGTAAACCTTTTTCTCGTTAGTAATGGTTTCGGTGTCAGCCAAATCAATGTTGGCTAGTGGCACTCGGTACTGGTCACCCTGATCTACTGGTGGCATGTCCTCTAGTCTGCGAATGTCGTTTGTCGAGTAGAAACCTGCTTGCGCTCCAACAGAGTAGGACCGAATCCTAGCTTCTAAGTCTGCGCGTAGTAAGTCGTTGAACTGGAACTTGATGTAGGCATCACCTGGTAGCAAGCGTGAGAAAGCAGCCTCTACCTTCTCTGCTAGCGGTCTTAGTGTCATAGAAACAAACTGAAGGTTGTTCTGTTCAACCGATGCGTAGCTAGCTGTGCCAGGAACGCCTAAAAGGTGTAGTGGAACATTGAAAGCTCTTGCAATTTCTTCTACTGCAAACTTGCGTGACTCCAAAGCCTGTGATGATTCAGGGTCAAGTTGTGTAGAAACAAACTTAGCTCCCCCCGATAGAACACCTGTCTTGTGTGCGCGTCTAGTTCCGTTGCGGTGTCGAGCGTCAAAACCATCAGCAAGCTGTTTAGCTTGTTCTGAAGTTAGGTTGCCAGGAAACTCAATAACCCCAGCAGCAGAAGCACCAGTACCGAAGAACCTAGCTGCGTAATCGCTTAGTGCAATGTTTAGACCAAGTGACTGCTTTAGAGTTTCTACTCTGCTTAGTCCTTTTAGGTCGCCTGGCAGGATGAGGTCAACGATGTGAATAATCTCGTCACCCGAAAGTGGTTTATTTTCCTCTTGATAGATGTAAACCTTTCGACCAATCTTGGAGCGTTCTACTTCAACCTTTTCAGGGTTTAGGTTTACTAGGTTTACAACCTGTCCTTGTGCATCGCGGAATACGCGAGTGTAAGAATTGCCATGTACGAGCAAGCTTGAAAAGACCTGCTGAAAGAACGCTGCTCTTGTGCTTAGGTCAATGTCAGGCTGATCTAACCAAACAGGTCTGGGGTTCAAGGGTCGGCGGATTGGCCCGACTCTTAGGTAAGCCCCACATGGCAAAGTTGAAATGGTGTCAGAGATAAGACTTACTGCTGAAAAAAAAGCAACAATCTCAAAAGACTTTTTAGTAGTGACATTTACGCCAGCTTCGCTTTGTAAACCGAATGGCTCACCTGCACCCCAAATAGTTTGGAAACTGACAGCGCGTTGCTCAAAAAGATTACCTAGCATTACTTACTTCTTTCAATGGCTATACCGAATACTAAAAGTCCAGCTCCTAGTAGAACTAAGCCGGCTGGTGGATAAATAAAGGCCGCACCGAGTGAGATTGTCAGGATGCCTGTCGCCTGGAGAATAGTCGCTGTCATTACCAACCTAATTGAAAAATTGCGGTGTTAGTTCATCCTCTAGTTTACTGCTATTTATACACCTGTCTAAAGCGATTACAGCAGCAATAGCAGCGTCAATCTTTCTTGGGCTACTGGCAGACTCTTTTGTGATCCTTCTGCCCTGTCTGTCCGATTTGACGACTGTGTTGTCTAAATGCCTTGTTAGCACCGGATTGCCGTCATGTGTGATTGTTTGCTCGGTCACAGCGTCATAGAAGATTTGACAAGCAGGAACAATTCGAGCGGCTGAGTAAGTTGGAAAGGCTACAACTGGAAAACCCATGTCCTCAAGCATTACCATCGTCTTTTGCCAGCGTGGGGGGTCAAACACGAGTTCTCGGACATTCCTGTATTTAGTGCAGAACTGAATAATCACATCTTCGACTTCTAGAGTCGGAACACGCCAGCTAGCGTCATCTTCTGAGGTCTTTTCCCAAACAGCGATTGTAAAAATGTGTGGTTTATCGTTTTCCTCTCTTGGCAACCGAACACCAATGACTGCTGTCGAGTCATTTGACCAAGAGCCGTCAAAACCGATGATAAATTCGTCATCTTCGTTGTAATCGGAGTCAACTTGCAGTTTTTCCCACGCGCCAGAGGGTAACCAGCTATCTTTTGATGAAACCCACTGATTTACCCTTTTACGCCTAAATTCTGACTCTGGAGTACGCAAAACTGCTGATTCAAAGTCTGACCGAGCGCAAATGTCGTCAAAGCCAGGGTTGGACAGTTGCCAAGTTGCAGGATCGTCATAAGGCATGTCTTGAGGTGCTTCCCACCAAGCCATAAAGAAAGTTGGGTCATTTATTTCGCCTCTTGCAACCTTCTGACCATACTGATACATCGCATA